TGCAGGCAACTTAACTGCCGCCATACGAATTCGGATTGGGTCCACTACTTACTGGATACCGTTGGCAACATCTGTTGCTGGTGATGGGAGCTAATGGCATTCTCTGACTTAAAAACCAGTGCGCTAAGTCTGCAATTCAGTACTGACTATTTTGCAGACACAGTGACGTACAATGGCTCTGAGATCCCGGCGGTAGTCGATTATATGGAAAACCCCGATGAACCGCCGGGTACTCAGCACGATAGATGTGAGATACTGGTTAGGTCGAGTGATGTTGCAAGTCCTGCTTATCGTGACACGGTTGTGATAAACAGTGTGACATGGCGTGTGTTCAAGCCGAAGTCAAGCGGCGATAACGAGGTCCATGTAATACAGTTGTATCGTGATGAGAGGCCGCACCTGTGAGTTTTGCGCGTCTAATAGTCAAGGAACTATCCAAGACCAAGGCTGACCTTAACCGCATTGACAAAGCGCGTGTCAAGGCTGGTGAAACAGCGGTCAAGGTTGAGGGGTTTAGGCTTAAAAACGAGCTTACGAAAGAGATACGTTCTGGTGCGCCTGGTGGCAAGAAGTTTGTCGAGCTTTCTATGATAGCTCGTAAGCGCAGCAAGACCACAAAACCGCTCAGAAGGCTGGCAACCGCGACAAGATACGGGATAGACAAGAGCGGCAACAAGATGGGCATGGACATTGGGTTCATCGCATCAAAGTCTTCTAAGAGTTGGGCTAATATAGCATCGAGAGTCCAAGCGGGAGCAAGGTGGGAAGTTTCTGACGCTGCTAGAAAATATTTAATAAATTACGGTTCGGCTTTAACGAAACGCAGTAAGTTTAGGAAATATTTTTTCTTAAAGAAGACTACAACCCACTTTGTAACACCACCGCGACCCATTATTGAACCATTTTGGAATGCACATAAGCGTGAAGCATTGGAAAACATCCAGAGCAACTATCGCAAGAAACTGAAAGGGGAGCGTATCTAGATGGCGTCAATGGATACGATACGCACGACCATCAGAAACGCGATAGCAGACGACACAGCTACGAAGGCGTGGTGTCAGACAAATTACAGCCAAGACCACAAGGTGTATGTTGGAATTGACCTGAGAAGCCCACCGGCCGAATCAGACTATCCGATAGTGCATTTATTTCCTGTCAGTAAGACGGCAGGATATGCTCCGGTCCAAAGCGATCACGTTTGGGGTGTAAATTGTGGAATATACAACGCAACAGCCCTAACCGTTGCCGGGAAAGCCAACATCACCGGGTATCAGGGTATTGACCACATAGAGGACTTCAGGAAGCTGGTAGAAACTGCTGCTGTTGGTGCGTCCTTATCAGGCTTGAGATGTGACAGGATGGAGGTCACATACGAAACAGTTGAGGAGTTCCCATTCTTTTTTGCGATAATGGTGTTTTATTGGGTGCACGATTATTCGCAGGGTGATGACCCGTTTGCGTAGGGAGGCATGATGTATACAGGGAAGGTAAGACTTACATGCCCAGAACATACGGAAGAAACCGCCGACTGCATTAATTGCGAGGGCGTTAAAATAGAAATTTTGGACCTTGAGTATAACGTAATAGCAACGCACATCCCACCGACCCCATGTCGGTGTGGGGATTCGGAGGACTAAAAATGGCTTATCCAATTCATGGAAAGGTGGCGCGGTTTGAGAAAGACAGCACCGCTATGGATTACACCGAAGGGTGGGAGATCAGCGCCGAACTCGATCTCGATGAGATCACAAGTCAGGGCGATGATTGGAAAACCCATGTGGCGGGGTGTGCTGGATGGAGCGGGAAAGTAGACTGCATTTTCGATCCAAGCAACACAGAGCAGAAGGCGTTAATGGACAACATTGTTGCGGCCACCCCGGGGACCAAACTTACAGACATCGAGTTTAATTTGGAGGACAGCGGGGATTATTTTTCTGGCAACCTGTTTATTACGTCATTTCCAGTTACCACCTCGGTCGGCGGCAAGGTGACTTGCAGTTTCAATTTTGTTGGAGATGGTGCTTTGTCTCTGACTATTGCGTAGGGGTTTAACATGGCGGCGACACATGGAAAATTCGGAACTGTTTATTATCTCGCTGCTGGTGATTCATGGGCAGACCTGACAGATGAGGCTTGCACCGAGTCGGGCACTACAGCCCAGATTACAGACTCCACTAAGCGCTTTCTGAATCCCAATAGCCTTCCCACATTCACTGATACCGGTGGTGAGACTGTAACCCATATTGATCCTGTTCGTGGCATTGCATATTTCACCGGCAATGTTACAACAGTTACAGTAACTGGCACAGATGCCTATGTGCTGGCATCTTCCCTAACGCAGGGTGGGTATCTCTATAATTGGTCGCTTGATGTAAATTTGGACCTTGCGGAAACCACCGCTTTCCAGTCTCAGTGGAAAACATTTATCGCTGGGTTAGCTGGTGCTTCTGGCAGCGCTGAAGGTTTTTTCACGTCTGCTTCGTGGCACTCCATCATGGAGGACTGCATCGACCAGACGCAGGAATATTTTTTGTTGCAGCTATTTTCATACGATCCTGACGACGACCAAACTGGGGACAGATTAGCGTGTTGGGTTACATTCAATGGGTACAATTTAGGCGCACCATTGAACGACGTTGTATCAGAAACCATTTCATTTACTGTACACGGCGAGGTGGCATTTACCGCCAATAGCTAAACCTTGGAAGGGAGACAGCTATGCTAAAAGAATTACTCAGGATCGAAGAGAAACTAACGGCATGGGTTGAGTGGGTTGACGGCATCGAATTCCATTTATCGTATATTGGCAGGCCTGAATTGGAACAACTGACGTCACAGGCGACAAAGACGGTTTTCGTCAAGCACCAGGCTGTAGAGAAGATGGACGACCAGCGGTTTTTAACGGGGCTGATAAAACGTACTGTGCTTGATTGGCGTGGCGTCACTGCCGGCAAACTTGCAAATATTTTACCGCTGGATATTACCGGTGTAGGTGCAGATACTGATATCCCGTTTTCTGTAGATGACATGGCCGTCATTGCTGACAACGCCTATGGGTTTGGTGAATGGCTGCGGCAGCAGATAACCGACCTAACTATATTCCAGGCTGAGAGGCTGGAGGATGACATAAAAAACTGATCGACTACGCACGGGAGAGGGTCAGTGGAATTGACCCGTGCGTAGAATGCCAAAGGGCGGTAAAGGCGGGAATAAAACAAAACGCAGATTGTGAGACATGCAAAACAACAATTCTAAACCAAAGAAATGCAGCAACTTGGGCAATATGGCAGCACATAAAAAGTGGGGTTGTCACAAGGTACATGGAAACAACAAAAAGCGGTGCCAGGGTGTACCGGGGGGTCGATTGGCAGGCAATAAACATTGCCCTTGACCTTTGGGGTGTAATGGACCGCTTGGAGACAGCCCAGAAGATTCTGGCACTTGCCGGGGTTCAGATCGAAACCGAAATAAAAGAGGCGCAACGGTAGCCCGGCCCGATAACCGGGTCGGGCTTTATCATTATGGCAGATGCACAATTAAAATTCAGGCTGGAAGTAGACGACAACGGCTCTGTCAAAATAAGAAGGTTTGGTAAGACGGTCGATGACGTTGCGTTGAAAGGTAGCACGTTTGGTGAGAAGTTTAAAGCCGCTGCTGCGGGCATTGGCAGTCTCGCCACAAACGCCTTGAAAGCTGCCGCCGCAATGACTGCTGTTGGCGTTGCAATGGCTGGTGCTGTTGCTGGTAAAGCCCTTAGTGCTTTTGCAGACTACGAGCAGGCGCTTATCAGGATGTCTGTTGTGTCGGACCAGTCGCTTGGCGCTATAGCCGACAAAATCAGAACGCTCGGCCCAGAGCTTGGCACACAGACTGAGCTGATGCTTGGGTACTATGAGGTGTTGTCCGCTGGTGTTTCTGACTATGCCGATGAGTTGGATTTTTTAACCCAGGTCGCCAAATTGAGCAAGATGGAACAGGTTGACATGGGGGAGGCTGTAAAGGGTGTTTCTGGCATATATCAAGCCTACAAGGATGAGATAAAAGACACAACAGATGTAATAGAAAAACTCTACAAGGTAGAGGCGAAAGGCAAGATTACAACCGGCGAAATGATGGCGTATCTTGGTGAGATAGCCGGTATTGCCAAATCAACTGGATTGAGTTTAGACGAGCTTGCATCAAGCATAGCGCTTGTTAGCAAGAGTGCGGGTGGTGCAAGCCAGACTTTCACACAGCTAAAAGCGCTGCTTGTGGCAGTGTCTAACAACTTTGATAAACTGCCTGAGTCTTTGCAACAGTTCGGAAACGCAGCAAATGCAATTAAACAGCTCGGCTTTGAGGGTGTGCTCGCAGCTATAGCCAAGGAAACAGGGCTTAGTACGGACAAACTGTTCGCTATGCTTGGAAGTGTCGAGGCCGTTAACGCCGCAATAGCGCTGGCAAAGAATGAGGGCAAAGACTTTGCAAGTGTACTTGGCCAAATGGGTGAGGAAACAGCTTTATTCGACGAAAAGTGGAAACAGTTTAGCGACACGCTGAAACAAGTTTGGGCAACATTCAAGAACACTATCGGCAACATATTAATTGAGATTGGTCAAGAATTAGCACCGACAATTAAAGAACTTGTCAAGACAACCGGCGATTGGATGCGAGCGATTAAGCCGACAATAGTCGAAGGATTGAGAAAGGCACTCGAGGGTTTGCCTGAAAAAATAAGGCAATTGCGCGATAAGTTTGCAGAAGGTCAGGAATATGTAGAGCGGTTTTTTAATTTCCTGAAAGAACAAGGACCGACACTGATTAGAATAGGTGAGGCGTTTGTTACACTTGGCGGTAAAATAGCGGACGCGCTTATCAAACTAATGGATTTTATGGACTACGCCAAGTCTCATGCGACTGACACTGAGGTGTCTATCGACTTTTGGGGTACTGGTTCAACTAAAAAACCGCTTGGCGAAAAAATAGCGGAGATGCAGGACAAGTTGGAAGTTTTTTCAGAGCTTGCGAACTCCAACTCAAAAGCAACCGTTGATTTTGTTGGCAAGGTTGGTGGTGGTGAAAAGCCGCTTGGTCAAGCGATAGACGAGGCTACAACGAAGGTAAAGGAATACACAAAGACAATCGAAAAACTACCTCTAAAGACAGACCCGGCGGCTAAAAGTACTGGTGAACTTTCAGAAGAGATAACTAAAACAGGCAATGCCGCACAAGACGCTGCCGTTAATGCCGGCAAAGTATCGGATGGATTCGCGGAAATAACGAACACGGCGACAGGAACACGGGAAACACTGGAAGAAATGGGCATTGTGCTTGATTACACAATGCAGTCTGCGAGGCGGGAGGTAAGCGAAACTGGCAGGGCGCTATCTGAACACGCAGCCAATGTTCGTCAGGTGGCCGATGAGTATGAACTTTGGTATAGGCAACTGATTAAGGTTGCTGAGGGTATTAAGTTTGCCAACATATATTCAAAAGCTGCAAAAGAGGCATTTTACGACTATGTGAACGATGTTGCAAAAGAAGAGCGAAGGGCGCGTAAGACAGGTGATTTTAACGTCAACCGTGATCGTTTATCAAACAAGTACGCCCCAAAAGGAGGTGTGCATCTTCAGGAATACCAGACAGGCACGGGGGTTCAGGGGTTGCCGAGAACCGGTCCTATATTTGCTCACAAAGGCGAAATTATTATCGACCCAATGACATCAGCCCATGTACGGTCTGTTACCAGGCGAAGCAAAACAACCGGCAAGACAGAAAGACATATAGAGCCAAAAACGGGTGGTGGCACTAACATCACAGTGTCTATCAACCCGGGTGTTATGATAGGCGACAGAACAGGACTGAAAGCACTCATGCCTCACCTTAAAGAGGAGCTTGACATCTATCTTAGGAGAACAGGAACAGGATGGCGAGCATAACGCTATACACGCAGAATATCCTTGAGGACGGCACTGTTACGGTTACTGGCACTGCTGATACTGGCTATCCAGAGTCTCGCTTGTATGACCGGGCCACTGCTCTTAAATGGAAGGATACTGTCACTGAAGCAAAGACATTTTTGGTAGATTATGGATCTGCAATAGAAATAGACTTCCTTGCTGTTGCAAACCACAACTTCAATGGCGAGGATATGCAGTTCCAATATTCGACTGATAATTTCTCAGCCGATACAAACGATGCTGTGACAGACTGGACGCAGGGGGACAATAACCTTATCACAAAAAGCATGGGGACGAGCCAGACTAAAAGATACTGGCGTGTTACCGTGTCTTCAATGACAGATCC